AGCCCATCGAGCGCCCCGCTCACTGAGGGTGTCCGCATGGAAACCAAGTCACTCACCGCAGAACAGATTCAGATCACGGTTGCAGAGCACGGCTACGCAGTAGCGGTCTCTGAACTTCTCCTGAACGCGTCCTTCGATGATGTCATGGCATCCGCGTCACGTCTACTCGGCCGTAACATGGCTCAGTACCTTGACAACCAGAGCCGCGACACCCTCGGTGGAGCGACCACGCAACTCTTCGGTTACGACCGCAGTGGTCTGGCTGGAGTCAACGATTGGTACAACGCAGGAGATGTTGGTACCAAAGCCGACGTCACTGGTGCAGGAAGTGCGTACCACCTGACCACCGCTGCAGTGAAGGACTCTGTTGAGACCCTCGCATCCCGCAACGTTCCTCGCCTCGGTGAGACCTACGTTTGCTTTGTGCACCCTCACCAGTCACGTCGCCTGCGCGACGTCCCAGAATTCATTGAAGTAACCAAGTACGCAGCACCCGGTAACTTCATGCTGGGCGAAATTGGTCGCCTCTTCGACGTGGTCTTCATTGAGACCACACAGGTCCGTAATGGACTCGCCAAGGGTGGAAAGACTCCATGGGATGCAGGCTACAGCGCGGGCGACTCCGCAGGTTCCAATGTCTATGAAGCAATCATGATTGGTGACAACGCCTTCGGCCACGCCATCAGTCTTCCAGTCGAACTCCGCGATGGTGGCGTTCTCGACTTCGGTCGTGAGCACGCAATTGCTTGGTACGGTATCTGGGGCCAAGGCATCATCACGGACATCGCTATCGCAAAATTGCTCACAGCCTGAGCCAAAATTGTCTATGCGGTTAAGCACCTAAAGGTGCTGCACAGAGGTGGGGGCGGTCAATCGATCGCTCCCATCTTGCCTGCGTGGGTTCACGCAGACAACCGAATCCTCAAGCAGAAGACTTAAGAAGTAATTACGTAATCTCTGGAGAAAGAAGAAAATCGTGGCAGTCAACCGACCCAAACCAACCGATGCGACAGGAATGGCGCGTCAAAGAGAAATCAAGAAGAACACCGAAGAACTGAAACGCCGAGCGGATGAGATCACAACTCTGGCCGCCAATGAAGCGATCCGAATGGAAAATGAGGTCTTCAATCCCAAGGTATCTGACGACACCGTCGTCCTTGATGAAGTTGTCACCTTGGGTACGTCCCTCGCGGACGACTCTGTGGTTGTCCGACTCATCGCTGACATCGAAACCATGACATTTGGTTACGGAAACGACTACTCCTTCCAAGCAGGAGTCAAATACAAGGTTCCTCGCGATCTTGCAGACCACCTAGAAACGCTGGGGTACCTGTACGTCGCCTAGTTTTTACAGTGTGAAAGGTCCCGCCTCATTGGCGGGCCTTTTGCATTTTGCGCAGACGTGTGTGGCATTTGAGGGGACGATAGACACGACGTCAAGGAGGACTTAGTGGCGACACTGACAAGCATTGTCGACCGTGTCCGCATGGAGATCGGTGACAAGGGAAGTTCGTTTGTGTGGAGCACCACAACGACGAACACCAACCGATATGAGGTCCCCTATACGCCACTTCTTGGAGAGACCTTGGCCGTATTTGTGGATGGGGTAGATGTCGCAAATGCATCACTTATCGAGGAACATACCGGTGTACTGACATTGGATGTGCTTCCACCAGTGGGTACCACCCTGACGGTTCAGGGAACCCATTTTCGTTTCTTCACCGACGACGAGTTGGCGGTAATCAGCGACGCGGCCGTCAGGCAACACCTCTACAACCGCGCCGATGCCTTTGGGCGACCATTAAACATCGAGAATCTCCCCGTGGTGGAGGAATTCCCGGCCGCACTGCTTGCCACCTATCAATCCCTTTACACGTTGGCAACCGACGCATCCTTTGATATTGACATCCAGACCCCCGACGGTGTCTCCATTCCTAGGTCGGAGCGTTACCGACAATTGATGGACATGATCCGTGGTCGCAAGGAGCAATACGACGAACTGTGTCAGGCCCTCAACATTGGTCTGACACGAATCGAGACATTCACGTTTCGCAGGATATCTAAGACGACCAACCGGTATGTCCCCATCTACATGCCTCAAGAGGTCGACGACAGGACCATTCCGTCCAGAATCTTTTTGCCGATTCCCACCTATGGTGGATCCCCTGTTCCCTCCAAGGCGGCTCCTTACGATCTTGTGTTCACTCAGGGCGACGACTTCTCGGTTATCTTGGATTTCCCGTTCACTTTGACTGGTCAAGTCCCCAAATCTCAGATCCGCATCTTCCCAGACTCCGCTGGGAGATTGGCGGAGATCACATGTGTCGTCGTGGACGAAGAACTAGGTAAATTACAGTTGTCGTTGACAAGTTTGCAAACAAAACGAATCCCGCTTCGCTCATACTGGGACATTCAACTGACATTGGACGGTTTCACAGAGACGTACATGTCAGGTCAGGTCTTTTGCCGAAGGCAGATCACCAAGGATTCCACAACAGAATCCAACCAGAATTGGTCTCCCACTGGCTGGGAGCCAGAGGAATGAGCCACAACCCAGAAGTGGTACAAGTATGGGTGACTCCCACACCCAACGTTGTCGTCACTACAGCAACGTTTAACGATTCAAACGGGGCCAACGTCGCATACCATCATGTGCAGGGAGCATCAAGTACGCAGTGGGATATCCCGCACGGTCTTGGATTCTTTCCTAACGTCACCGTCATGGACTCTGGAGGATCCACAGCGGAGGGCGAACTGGCGCACACATCAAAGTATAGATTACGGGTCACTTTTTCCTCCCCCATTAGCGGAAACGCTTACCTGTCTTAGGAGACCAGATGGCCCGTAAGTTCTTGACCCCGATTGATCTCGGGAAACTTGAGATTCAGAATGTGGCCGCGCAGAACTTGGGCTCGTTCCCGGCATCGCCTGCGGTTGGTCAGTTTGTGTATCGGACTGACATCAAGAAATTCTTTGTGTTCACAAACGACACCGATCTGGGAACTTCCGGGTGGGTGGCAGCCGATGGATCCGATATTCCGGACAGCATCATCACCAGTGCCAAGATCCTTGACGGAAGCATTGTCAACGCAGACCTCAATGTGTCAGCAGACATTGATGCAGGAAAACTTGAGACCACTTCCTTCAACACAAAGGTGCGCGTCAATCAACTGGACCAGATGGCGGTCCCCACATCATCGGTTTCTTTGAACACCCAAAAAATAGTTAACCTTGCTGACCCCACTAACGACACCGACGCGGCCAATAAGCGTTACGTGGATGCTGCTGTTGTTGGTATCGACTGGAAAGCATCCGTTACGGCCACCACCGTTGAGGACATCACGCTTTCCGGTGAGCAGACAATTGACGGCGTTTCACTTCTGGCCGGGGATCGTATACTCGTTAAAGATCAAAGCACGGGAGCCAACAACGGCGTCTATGTAGTGTCTGCAAGCACATGGAACAGGTCCTCAGATGCCGACACGGGTAATGAACTCACCGCGTCTTTCGCTGTTTTTGTTGAACAGGGAACCGTCAACTCCGACAGCGGCTGGGTCCTAACAACCGATGGAGCCATAACGGTTGGCACAACCTCGCTCGTCTTCACTCAGTTCACTGGTCTTGGTCAGGTCACTGCAGGTTCTGGACTCATCAAAACAGGCAACACTATTGATGTCGTAGGAACAAGTGATCGCGTCACCGTCAATGCCGACAATATCGACATCGCGTCCACCTATGTTGGACAAGCATCCATCACCACCGTGGGAACCCTTGCAACGGGCACATGGAACGCAACCACCATCTCGGTGGCCAATGGTGGAACCGGAGCAACCACGGCGGGTGGCGCACGGACCAATATTTCCGATACATCCAATCCTCTACCGCAAAAGTATGCGGCAAGTGTCGGAGGTGCCACCACTGCGGTTGTCACGCACAATCTCGGCAGCCTCGATGTCGTCGTTTCGGCGTACCTGTCGGGCGCATTGGTGGAATGTGACATCACGATCACAGACACGAACACGGTCACCTTGGGGTTTGCGGTCGCACCCGACGCAAGTTCCATTCGCGTTGTCGTCATCGGTTAATACCATCGGAGTAAAAGTTGTCAAATAAACGTCTTGTCCCACTTAATGTCGTTGCACTTGCTAGTGCACCTTTGGGTGAGCACCGCGAGGGAGACCTCTACTACAACACTACCGAAAAAACAGTGTACGCATACGACGGAACAGTATGGGAGAACGTAGGGTCAGCAGGCGACGGTTCTGCTTTGGAAGCACACTCTACAGACACGACATCAATTCACGGCATTGCAGACACCTCGGAACTTGAGACTCAAACGGGTGCTCAAGCAAAGGCTGATATGGCCCAATCTTCGGCACAGTCATATGCGGACGGCCTCGCTTCCAACTATGACATCGCTGGCGC